CCATATAGTACTATATAGTACTGAGTTATTATATTTATATGTTAAATAATAAAGATATTGTTTTCCCTGTAGACTCTAATACCGGGGAACCGTTGCCAGAGACTCCCCAGTTACCAAGCATTCCCACAGAGCATGATCCGGTTGTTACACCTGTTTCTGATAGTCCCAAGCGAGGAAGGCCCCCGAGGAAGGACATAGAGGCAAAGAAACACCGGAACTCTGTAGGGAGGCCATTAGGGGATGCCTCCAAGATATTAGAGATGAAGGCTAGGTTACTGAATAGCCCTAAGAGCCGTAAGGTATTAGATTCTATCTTTGCTGCTGCGCTGGATGATAATCATTCTAATCAATCAGCAGCGTGGAAGTTACTTATTGAGCGTATGCTGCCCATGACCTACTTCGAGAAGTCTAAGGTAGGTGGTGGCGGTGCAGTAGTCAACATTACGGTATCGGGTCTAGGTACTGAGATCAGCACAGGCCAGCAAGAGCCTCTGGAAGGAGAATATGCCGACTACGATACAGAAGAAGATTGACCTGTATGACCTCCTCCGCAAGGAAGGATGTTCACGGAACCTGGCGATAGCCCTATTAGCCAACATTGAAGTAGAGACTGGCGGAACCTTTGACCACACCATTAAGCAGCGAGGCAGAACTAATCCAGCATACGGCCTCTTTCAGTTTGACCCTATTGGTGGTTTGTATGCTTTATATTATGAGTACTTGGAAGAAGAAGGAGTAAGAGACTCCGCCAAGGCTCAGGTAGAATTCATAGTTGATACTCTTTCCACACAGTACAGGAAAGGGGTTACTCAGGTAGGTAGAGGTAATATTAACAAGGTTATGACCGCTTCACGGATAAGTCCCGAAGCAGGCGCTGAAGCCTTCTGTACCTTTATCCTACGTCCCGGTAAGCCACATCTGAACAGACGGATAGTAGCAGCCACTCAGATAAGTAAAATGTTTAATGGCTGAATTAAGTGTTAAGCTACTAAAGTGGCAACAGAAGGTCTACTCCAGTAAGGCCCGCTTCAAGGTAATCGCTGCCGGACGTAGAACCGGTAAGACAAGGTTAGCAGCTTGGATGCTGTTGCTCTACGCCTTGACACCGGGGCCGGGTAATGTGTTCTACATCGCGCCTACACAGGGACAGGCCCGCGACATTCTTTGGCAGACCCTACTGGAGATAGGCCACCCAGTAATCGCCAATACCCATATCAATAACCTTCAGATAACGCTTATCAATGGTAAGACTATATCGCTGAAGGGTGCTGACAGGCCCGAGACTATGCGAGGCGTGTCGCTGAAGTTCCTTGTAATGGATGAGTACGCAGACATGCGTCCTTCTGTTTGGGAACAGATACTAAGACCAGCCTTGGCAGACTGTAAGGGTGAAGCCATGTTCATAGGGACTCCTATGGGCCGCAACCACTTTTACGATCTGTACAAGTACGCAGAGCTTTCAGGGGATGCGGACTATGAGGCATGGCACTTTACAAGCTATGACAATGAGACCTTAGACCCTGCTGAGATAGATGCTGCTAAAAAGTCCATGAGTTCCTACGCATTCCGGCAGGAATTCATGGCATCCTTTGAGGCTATGGGGTCTGAAGTATTTAAAGAAGAATGGATATCCTACGGGGATACACCGACCGATGGCGAATACTTTATCGCTATAGACTTGGCGGGCTTTGAAGAACTGGGCAAACCCAAGTCAAAGAATGCCAAGCTCGACCAATCATCCATAGCGGTTGTTAAGGTTACTGATGCAGGCCGCTGGCATGTTAAAGAGATCATCTACGGTAGGTGGACATTTGACGAGACCATCACAAGGGTGTTTAACGCAGTAAGGGAATATAAGCCTTTAGCGTCTGGGATGGAGAAGGGTATCCTCCGGCAGGCGGTGTTATCGCCCCTTACAGACCTTATGCGCAGACAGGGCTTCTTCTTTAACCTACAAGAGCTTACTCACGGTAACAGAAGAAAGACCGATAGAATTATAGCATCGCTACAAGGCAGGTTTGAGAACGGGTTCGTTACCCTGGAAAAAGGAGAGTGGAATATGCAATTCCTTGACCAACTCTTTCAGTTCCCTAACCCGCTTGTACACGATGACTTAATCGACTCCTTGGCCTACATAGACCAGCTTGCCTTAATCCCTTACGGATTAACAGACTTTGAAGATACTAAATACACACCTTTAGATTCAATGACGGGATACTGAGAATGCTGGTAAACGACTACGAAGACTCAAGCCCGGAGCCGCTCCATACAGAGACGCTGGAGGGCTGGGTAGAAGATAAGCTAGAAAGCTGGCGTAATAGCTATAACAGCAACTACAGACAGAAGCACGAGGAGTACAACAGACTCTGGCGTGGTATCTGGGCTGCTGAAGACAAGACTAGAGACTCTGAACGATCCAAGATGATCTCCCCGGCCCTTCAACAGGCTGTGGAGTCCTCTGTGGCTGAAGTAGAGGAGGCCACTTTTGGTAGGGGCCAGTGGTTTGACATCCAGGACGATAAAGCCGATCCGGACAACACTGACATCGCTACCTTAAGGGGTCTGCTTACCCAAGACTTTAAGAAGCAGAAGATACGCCAAGCCGTGGCGGAGTGCCTTATCATTGCAGCCGTGTACGGCACAGGCATTGCGGAAGTGTGCCTTGAAGATGTAAAAGAGATGTCCCCGGCCACACAGCCTATTATGGATGGGCAGCTACAGGCCGTAGGAGTCTCTATAGTCGATCGTACGGTCGTTAAGATGAGGCCTGTACTACCCCATAACTTTTTGATTGATCCCGTTGCTACGTCAATAGAGAGCGCCCTAGGGTGTGCTGTAGACGAGTACGTCCCCATTCACTATGTAAAGCTGAAGCAAGAGCAAGGCGTATACAGAAAAGTAAAGATTCCTGAGTCTAGCAGCCTTAACGACATTGAGTCTGACAAGGAATTAATCTCTGTCCCCGAGAATAAGGTACGCCTGAGCCGCTACTACGGCCTAGTCCCTAGAAGTCTGTTGACGCAGGCGCAGAAGACTGAGGACGATGAGGAAGTAGTAGACCTTACAGAGGACACTGTGGAAGACACAGACGAGAGCACCTATGTAGAGGCCGTTGTAGTCCTTATGGATGGCTGCATCCTGCTCAAAGCGGAAGAAAACCCGTACATGATGCAAGACAGGCCCATGATTGCCTTCCCTTGGGACGTTATCCCGCGTAGCTTCTGGGGTAGAGGCGTGTGCGAGAAGGGCTATAACAGTCAGAAAGGCCTAGACGCTGAGCTACGTGCCCGTATGGACGCTCTGGCGCTCACTACGCACCCTATGATGGCTATAGACTCCACCAAGATACCGCGTGGTATGAAGCCTGAGATACGTCCGGGTAAGATATTGTTAACTGTTGGCGACCCCAGCAACGCCTTGATGCCGTTTAACTTTGGACAAGTGAACCAAATCACCTTTGCACAGGCCGCTGAGTTCCAGAAGATGGTGCAGACCGCAACAGGTGCGGTGGATAGCGCAGGTATTCCCGGCAGTATCAACGGGGACGCTACGGCAGCCGGTATCTCCATGTCCCTTGGGGCTATTATTAAGCGCCACAAGCGCACCCTTATCAATTTCCAAGAGAGTTTTATCATCCCCTTTGTGGATAAAGCAGCCTGGCGGTACATGCAGTACGATCCTGAGCATTATCCAGTCGGGGATTACAACTTTATAGCGACATCTACCCTTGGTATTATCGCTAGGGAGTATGAAGTCACCCAGATGGTGCAGCTAATGCAGACTATGGGGAACGACAACGCTGCTTACCCGTTAATGTTGAACGCGGTCGTTGACAATATGAACGTAGCCAACAGGGAAGAGCTACAGGCAGCCATTAAACAGAGTTCACAACCTAATCCAGAGGCTCAGGCAGCGCAGCAGGCTATGGAGCAGGAGATGCACAAGGCCCAGATGGACTTCCAGGCTGCTCAGACAGAGTTCCTGAAGGCACAATCTGCTGAAGCTATGGCTAGGGCGCAGAAGTACGCTACCGAGACTACACTGGCTCCACAAGAGTTAGAGCTTAAGAAGCTAGAGGCCGCTACAAACAACCTACAGCCGGGTAACGCTGACGATGCTGAGTTCAAGAAGCGTATTGAGCTGGCTAACGTAATGCTCAAGGAACGAGAAGTAGGCGTTAAGGAGAAAGACCAGCACTTTTCCCAGACTAGGGACAAGCAGAAGAAAAGGGATAACGACTTCGTAAGTACGCTCTCTGCCGATCTGGGGGTGTAGCATGGACGTATCCAACGTAATGGGAGGAAAGCTCTCCACAGAGGACGCCAAGAAGCTCCTAGAGGTCATAGGAAATAACGCAATAGCCAAGAAGGAAGAAGAAGACCAAGAAGACCACAACGGCCCGCTGAAGAGTGCCATAGCTGTTGTAGCCACAGCCGTCAAGAAGAATGCCCAGAAGTCTGATGCCCGCCTATTAAAAGTAGAAAGTGCTATTGCTTTAGTTCCCAAACAAGGGTATGATGGCAAAGCGGGTAAAGACGGTAGGGATGGTAAAGACGGCAAAGATGGTAAGATAGGCAGGGATGGCAAGGACGGTAAGGACGGAGAGGACGGAAACGAGGGAGTATCCGTAGTTGATGCGAAGGTAGACTTCGACAACTCCCTAGTCCTGACACTGTCTAACGGTAACGAGATAGACGCTGGGCAGATTAACGTATCAGGCAATGGCGCTTCAGGCCTCATTATACAGACATCTAGCGGCTCTGGTGGCGCTACGGAGTCCGGCCCTGACTTCACCTACACAACTGGGCAGCTTACCCGTATAGACTACGATAGCGGTGCCTACAAAGTGTTTACCTACTCCGGTGCTACGCTGACTAGGGTGGACTACACAACCTCTAGCGGTACTACTCGGAAAGACTTCACCTACAACGGTGACGGTACGGTAGATTACATTACCCAATCAACACTATAGCATCGACATGAGGAATTAACGTGTACACAAAAGCTCTTTTTGTAAGCATATTGGCCCTGCTGACGTCCTGCAAAGGCTTTGATCCAGAGTCATTAGGTGTGGACGCACAGGACAACGCTTTCCAGTGTATTACCCTACATCTAGATGGCCCTATGACAGAATCTACAGGGGATACGCAGCGGTTTGAAATGCCTGCCAGTGTTGACCTGAAAGGTCTATCGCCAGAGAGCATGACAGCTATCTCCGATATGGCTGAACGGATGGGTTGCTAATAATTAACTTGAGGAATACGAATGAGCTTAACTAACGAACAGGCCTTGGCACTTAAGGCCAGCATTAACGCAAACCCTGCACTGGCATCCTTGGCGCTAACAGCAGCTTCAGCTAGTGAGATCGCTGCGGTCTACAACGCCCCGGCAGTACCTCCGTATTACGTCTATAAGACATACCTTGAAATCTCCGAGATTATGAACAACGGATTCGACTGGACTCGTGTAGATAACGCCACTATTGGTAAGGCTCGAATATGGGAATGGATGACCGCACAGG